AAACAGGCGATATAGTTTGTGTTAGGAATATTTTTGCAACCAAACTAGACCCGACCCTTGCCAAAACAACAGAATACGTTAGGTTTCAACCAAGAGTTATTCTTGCATACGAAAAATGATAAAACTAGACTTTAGTAAAATATCCTACAACATTGAAGGCATCCCGGATGACGAGTCGGTAATCTACCGTTTCTCGGACCTGGCCAGCCAAGCCCATATTCTGGATAGGTCTGACGATCTTCCTGAGGGGGTTAGCGCCGACAAGGTTGTTCGATATCTCATATATATGTTCGCTCCAGGTACACCTGTAAAAGACGCGTATCCGGACATCAACCAGCGCAAACGATATACTTTGAATAAATTGAACATCATGGTTGATGACACGGATTCGGAGGACGGGTACGCTCAGCTCTGCATGATGAATGTAGACTGGGCGGTGGAGCGATACATCACGTTCACACGGCTACAATGCTCGGAAGACTATTCGATCATGAGTACAGCAGACATCCGAATAGCCGCGTTGCAAAGAGCTCTTTTGACTCAGCCTGTGGACAGATCAAATGACGACAAGAACTTCCAAGCAGGTCTTGAGAGTTGGCGTCAGACCCTTGTGGATGCTCGTAGTCGAATAATGAACGACGAGGTGAGCATTACGTTACAGAAGGCAATCACGTTCTCAGTTAGGGCGGAGAACTTAGGAATACAACCCGAACACTACGCTAGAGTTTGGCGTGAAAAGAAAGAGATATTCCCGGAGGTAATACCATGAAGTACGAATATGATGAGGAAGATAAGTTTGTTTCGTTCCACGAGGACGATGACGAGTTGGATACAATCCGAATCCCTCTTCCTCGATTGGAGGAGTGGTATTCCCGTCAATTAAAACGTGAAGTTACACGTGAAGAGGCGTTGACACTTGTTGATGGTTATGGATTAGCTCCTAAGGATCAAAAGTTCACCTATCAGGAGATGCCTGAGAAGATACGGCTTATTTACGAGGTTGTATTCAACAAGAAACACGCAACCAACAAGTCCAAGTACAAGGAGGTTGGAGACGTAAGGCTTGAGGATATATATGAGGAGATAGAGTCGAATCAGAAGTATTATGCCATGGAGATTGAGTGGATCAAACTCCAAATCAAGCGTAGGTATGTTGGTTATTGGTGTTTCATTAAAGGGAAACCCACCTTCCTTAATGGGGCAAACTATTTCTTCTTGAACTTCTGGACTGTAAAGAATTTTGGTAAGAATAACAATAGACCAGACTACAGAGATTACCAACGTAAAATGTTTCACCTGTTCATGTACGCTTATACAACAGAGGATGCATTCTACAAGCATAAAATACTATATCGTGAGGACGGAGTGGTGAAAACAAAGTACTCAAACCAAGATGTAAAGAATGTTGTTGATGACATGGGAGAAATGGGCGTCGAGTACTTCATGGAGCCGAACGTAAACATAACTGTTGGTAAAGGAAAGAGAACGGTTCACGGAATTAATTTCGTTTCCGGTCGTCGTATTGCCAAGACCGCAATTGCTTGTTGCTTCTGTACATGGGGAACACTCAATATGCCAGACCAAACCTTCATCATCCAAGCGATGAACGAGGACCAGGCGGTCAACAAGATATTCATAAAGCAAATTCAAACACCTGTAAGCAAGCTCCCTTTCTTCTTTCGGCCTTATTACAGGGGTCGGATAGAGGCAAAGGAGGGTTTGCGTTTTCAGTATGAGGGAGCAATCGCATCAGCAGCAAGGGCAGGAATTGTCCCAGAACAAATGGAATGCTTTATCACGCCGCTCCCTTCGACGGAGAAAGCGGCGGAGGGAGAAGCGGAAATCGCTTTTGTCTACCGTGACGAGCCAGCGAAGAAAACGGATGCGAAGGCGGCGGACCAAAACATCCCGACGTGGTGGTACAACACGATGAAGCCCGCTATCGAGCGCGGGGAAAACATTCGTGGGTTCTGCATCATGCCGTCTACAGTAGGTGACATGGACACAGGGGGTGGAGCGCAGTTCTTTGACATTGCAAACGACTCTCACTTCTCTGATCGTAACGAGAATGGAACTACGCCGTCTGGACTCATTAACTTCTTCTTGCCGGGTTACTACGCGGTAGAGGGATACATCGATGAGTACGGAGCAAGTATTATTGATGATCCGAAAGAACCTGTAATGTCCAACGAGGGCAAGTGGATAACTAAGGGTGCTAAGTCTTATCTTCTAAATCAAGCAGACTATTTTGAGCGTAAGCGCGAGTGGCAGAAACTGATTAAGTTACAGCAGAACTTCCCGATGAGTTGGAAGCAGGCGTTCGCGGTAATACCAAAAGACATGGGTATGCCCATCGAGAAGATGCGTGACCGCATATCAGAACTCAAGTTTTCTCGCACACCCATTACCACAAAGATTAATTTCGATTGGGTAGGAGGTAAGTTCGGTGGTGATGTATATGTAGAAAACGACCCCAAGGGTAACTGGACAATGAGTTACCTGCCGCCACACGACCAAAGAAACAGGAAGACTGTTGTTACAATGGAGGAGGGTTATATTCCACCTAAGGAGCGAGGGCCTATTTATGCCCCCGATCCTTCGGTAATGAACAAGTTTTTCCTTTGCTGTGACCCGGTAAAGTTCCATAAGCGAAACACCGTAGGTAAAAAGAAGTCAAACGCGGCAGCCGCTGTTTTCTATAAGAGGGATAGCCAGGTCGATTCGGACACCAAGCCTAGAAATGAGTGGGTAAGTAACGACTGGATTCTGATTTACAACCGTCAAACAGAGGACAAGTCCGAGTACCATGAGGAGTGGTTAAAGGCAGCTGTGTTCCTTGGGGCCTACGTTTACCCAGAATGGCCCGACGGAGAAGCCCTTGTTGAATACTTCAGGGATAATGGGTTTGATGGATATCTTTTGAAGGATCTTGGATCGGATGGAAAGCAAGACTCAAGGCCAGGTGTATGGGCGGGTGAAGCTGAGAAAAATGAAATGGCTGGAGACATTATGACGTTCTTTAATAACAATGTTAAGTACGTGAAAATGTGGGAGATAATAGAGGAATGGAGTCAAATGAGGGGGATTGATGACTTAACGAACCATGACTTGTGCGCGGCCACAGGTTGGTGTATGAGGGCCATAAAAAGCCGGATGCCAGACCTTTATAAAGAAATTTACCAACCAATAGAAATAAAGGGCGGTTTTACAATGTTTGATGTATAACTATTGTTTTCAGTTATTTAATGAAAAAATTTATTACATTTGTCGTGGTTAACCAAATTTGTAAGATATGATATTACCACAGATAGTTGGTAGTGTGTTGTTCCCTAATGACAACATACCAGAAGTTGACAAGCTAAAGCCAGAGTACGGTCTTCGCGTTGCAAGGGCTTTGTACACTCGTTTTTGTGCTGGTGGTACATACTTCACCTACACACAACTACCTGAAATGCAGGAGACTAGGAATTACGGGGCGGGTAATCAATCTCAAGATAGATATAAAAACTGGTTCACTAACGGCTCCCCCATCGGAACGAGGGGTGTCTCACAGGGTGATGCGTCTGCCACAACAAAAGGAATGAGTAAAGCCCAGAGAAAGGCAATGGCTAACATCAGCTATGACATTTTCTCTCCAATGCGAAAACTATCGAATGTTCTTCTATCAATTCTTGCAGATAACGATTATAAACTTGATTGTGTTTCTCTTGATAAAAACATCATCAATAAAAAGAAACGCGAAAAAAATGACGTATACGCTAAAGCGAATTTTACGAATCCGCTGATGCGTGAGCTTGGCCTCCCGGAGTTCAAGCTTCCGTTTGTTCCAAAGGATGAAACGATGTTGAACATGGCGGAGCGCCTTGGTTTCTTCAAGACAAAATACGAGGTTGCCTTAGAAAAACTTGCTGAGTCTGGCTTCCGTTCTTCGAATTGGGCAGGCCAGCGCATGGAGTTTAATCGCGACGCAATCGACTTTCACTTTCGGGCCGCAAAGATTTACAACGACCCTATTACCGGTCAGGTAAAGTTTAATTATATAGATCCGGCCCGAATGGTTATGCTCTGGAACGAGGATAATCAAGAAGAGCCTGTAGCTATTGGTCATATCGAGGCTGAGACCGTTCAGTCAATCTTTGATAAACTGATAGATGCAGGATTCAATGAGGCTCAGATTCAGGCTATGGCTAAGTCATACGTTCCATACCAAACAAATGTGTCTACCATTCCACAATGGGCATTTGAGCGCAAGGACTCGACTACCAATCGTTGGGTATGGATGGACTTCAAGGTCTACGTTTTGAAGTTTGAGTACCT